CGGCGATCTCGCTGGTCAGGTATTTCTCGATCGAACCGCTCACGTCCCAGTGCGATTTGAAGACTTGCGTGGCGAACTCGTGCCCTTTGCCGAGATCCGCCGCGTCATTTTCGGTGTTGAGCGATACGGTGGTCAGCGCCGCGTTCGTCTTTGACAGGCTCCAGATGTCACCCGATACATTGGGCGTTTGAAGATTGGTCTGCTTCTTGTAGCCGAATCCGATTTTAGTTTCACGAATGTTCGCCGGCATGCGGCAATCCCTCCTCTCTGGTGTCCTCTATCTGCACCCAGCCGTGCGCCATCAGCGGGCTGAGCGATTCGACCGTGGCTTCGACCTCCCGCACCTCGCCGTCGGGCGAGCGCATGACGACCTTTTCAGTCATCTCCGATCTCCGTGAAGCTTAATGGAACCTCGAAATAATCCAGGCCCTCAGCATCGGTTTGCCGACTGATCGAGGGGACGTCCATCGGATGGCAGGCGGGATGCACCGTGGCGTTAATCATTGGCATTCCCAGCGACCTCGGGACACCTTTTGTGATCAGGCGAAACAGGCGATAGTATCCCGTGGGTGGATCGCCTTCAAGGGTCTCCCGCGCCCGCAGGTACAGCGTGATCTGATGCCGCCAGACTTCCATGCCCCCGAAGCTGCCGGGCTGGGTGCCCTGCCAGGCGGCCATGATGGCTGGCGCCGGCATTTGATGGATGGCCTCGGCCAGACTCGAGCGCCGTGGGTACTGATCGTGGTACGCGTAAATGCGTCCCGCGTCGCCCTCCATCTCGGCTACCAGCTCGGGAATATCCCTGAGCAGGGTAACGAGGTTGTCCACCAGTTCGGCCGGATTGATCACAGTTGCCTACCTCCCAGCGCTCGCTCGAGCACGAGCCTTGGCGTCATGGCCGCCAGTATCCGGCGCGCGGCTTCGATCACCTTGAGCTTGTTGCTGGGCGAGAAAACCATCCAGGGTTCACGCTTCTGGTTGACCCAGGCTTTGATGCGGTTCTTGCGAGTCGAGACCGTCGCTTTAGCCCGGTTTTCGCTCACGGTGCGCACCTGGAAGTTGTCCAACAGATCACCCGTCAGCCGTAGATTGCGCCGATTGCCTTTTCCGAGCCGCGTCTTGTAAATCGCGTAGCGCTTGGTCAGCGGCTTGGCCGGCGCATCCGTGGGGCCACGGGCGGCGGCCAGGCGCTGCTTGATCGCCGCCACGCCCACACCGCCCAGCTCGTACATCTGGCGCTGCTTGAAGTTGAGCCGGTCGAGTCGGAGTTGTTTCCGGACATAGACCCGTACCGTGGGCATCAGACCCGCCTGAGTCTCAACACCGCGGCCCCGCCCGTGTCGGCTTCGATGTCCCAGATCTTATAGCGCGAGCCTTGGATTTCGAACTCGTCACCGCGCACGGGCGGATTCGAGAAGTCGTCCAGCCGGACAAAGAGCACGGCATAGACTCCTGGAGCCGCATCCTCTGGCTCCCGTACCGGCTGGAAGATTCCTCGGATTGCCACTTGCTCGCCTGCCTGCGGCATGAACACCAGGTCTGCCCCGAACGCCTGAAGGCACGCCTGGTCCATGCCACGGAAGACGTCCCACAACGACATGGTCAGTTCGCCAACAGCACGTCAATGTTAGCCGTGCCGCCGCTCGTCACCGTTCTGAGGGCGTAGCCGAAGAATACGCCCGTATCTTTCTTCGACACCGGCGGCGTGTCCGCGTCCACGTAGTAGAGCTTGTCGCCGACTGCGACGGCAGAGTTTCCGGATCCATCAACTGCTTTGACAGTGACGTTAACGACTCCGGAAATGCGCACCACGGTCGTGCCGTCCGCCCGTTTGTCCGCGACCGCGACGCCGCAGAATTTGCCCACGCGCACGGGCGATCCAGACGTGGGATTCGTCGGATGGCTCACGGCAATAGTAAGCGTCTCAGCATTTTGTACCAGGTTCTTCATGGTTCACCTCACGCGCCAGGGTTCTTGTATAGACCACGCCAATCAATAGCCTTGGCCCCGAAATCGAGCCAGGCCTTGATTTTCAAGCCCAAGAAATCGTCCGGGTTCTCGACCCTCTGAATCTGCGGCCCCTGAGCGCCCTCCAGGTAGGCGTACTCCACCGTCGGGATAGCCATCGGGTCCGCGGCCAGATACCAAGCGGTAGTGCTCGCCAAATCGAGATTGGCGTCGGGTACGGGCTCGAGTTGGCCGGCGAACGGATTGAAGTCCGTCTGCTTCGTCACCACGATGTTGGGCATGTTGGTGAACTGCGTGGCGCGTACAAACAGTGCTGCCGGCACGATCAGGAAGCGGGGCGGGATGTTGAGCGGAGTCAGGCCATCCAGCCCTTTTTGCGTCATCATAGCAGCTCTGCCTGCGCCGAGCGTATCAATCGAGATCGCCCCGCCGCTCGAGGCCAGGTTGCCGTGATTGGCATGGAAAAGCGCTATGCCATCGCTCATCGTGGGATTCGAGGTCAGCACCGTGTACACGGTCTTGTTTTCGAGCGCGGCAGCCTGCGTGCCGATGTTAGCGAACAACTGCTGAATGGCGCCCAGGTCATCGTTGATGATCATTTCGCGCGTGATCAGCACGCCACGGGCGTAGGTCGCGATGGCGTACTGCTCCTTGCTCTCCGCCACCGAACCGAAGGTGATCGTGCCACCCTCGGCCAGCGGGACGAAGGCAGGGAACTCGCCGATGCGCACACGGCTGACCGGCTTGAAGTCAGGAGCAGTGCTCTGCTTCGCCCAGCGCTTGTAACTGGATGGCGCGTACTGGTAGGCATCGAGCAGGGTCTTGTTTGCTACATTCGCGAGCACGTTCGGGAAATCGCTCGTGCTCAATGCGAACTTGACCCGCTCGTTGGGATTCGCCGGTCTGCCCATACCAGCCAGCCGCACGCATTCTTCGGCCAGACGCGACAGGCTCATGCCCCTCCATGGCGAGGCCGGGTCATCGGCATAGCGGCTCGGGTCAATCTGATGCATCAGCGAAGCGGTCATCGCTTCGATCCGCTTGTCTACTGCATCATGTTCGATACTGACCACATGCGAGCGCGTGGCAGTCTGCTCGTAGCGTCGGGCCAGCTCATCGAAGATGGCCGCGCGCGCGTCCTCGAGCGTCACGCCGCGAGTGCAAAGCTCATCAGCGAAGCTTTCGTCGAGCTTCGCCGCCCGCACCGCGGCGCGGATCTTCTGCTGCTCCGCGGCGATTTGCGCACGCAGAGCAGCGATGTCTACAGTTTCGCGGGCGTTGGCTCCCGCGTTGACGTTTTCGTTCATCCTCCCCTCCTGCTGTTTCAAGTTTGCGCGGGACTCTGCCCGCGGCAGATCTTGAGACAAAACCGTAGCTCTCGGATCGGCAGGCACCGGCACGACCGAGATCTCCATCGGCTCCCAATCGGTTGCAAGCCAGACGCCGTCAGATTGCTTTTCGCGCTTGTAAATGAGCGCGCCGATCGAGACGTTGCGCACGATGCCGGCGCGAATGTCTTCCCAGATCGGCTGAACGTCCTCACGAGAGCTGAACCGCAGCCGCGCCCGAAGCTGCCCATCGGCGATCCAGGCTCGCTCGACAACACCGATCTGGTCGCGCACGCTGAATGCCGCATGGCCGTCAAGCACCGGAGCCCCAGCCAGCCGGTCCAGGCGCACTTGCCCGTCGCTCAAGCCAAGCCGCAAGTCGTACAGCTCGCCCGTCCATAGATCGAGTCGCTTGACGACGTTGCCGCTGTAGGCGACCACATCCACGGTCCGCGCCGTCGCATCAATCGTTTCGGGCGGAGTCAACGCCGCCAGGCCGATGTATTCGCTGCTCAGGCTTATGCGACCGCTTTCCACCGCGGACTGCTCGTTCTTTCTGAAATGCTTGGCGACCCATTCCTTGGCTTTTTCGAGCGTCCAGCCGTCTTCCTTTGGGAACCGCAGCGCCTGAATGGTGGTCGTAGTCTCGCCTTTGAGTTTGCCGATGATGGCGAATACGCGCGGTTTGTCTTCCTTCAGAGTGATCGTCCGGAAGCTGTCGGGCTGGAAATCTTCCGGATCACGTACGCGATGGCGAATTTCGTTTTCGGTTTCTTCCCACGGCATGGTTACAACTCCTTCTGTATTGCGCCGCCCTGCGTAACTCGGCGCGGATCGCAATCGAGGACGATCCCCGCGCGGTCCCAAGCCTCATTGGTAGCCGCGATCTCGGCCAGTTGTTCGTCGGGGTCGTAGCCCATCTCGCTGACTGCCTCTCGCCAGGTCACCAGTCCATTGCGAATATTGGCCTGGACCGCCGAGGCCTCCTTGTAGGGATCCACCGAATCCCATTTGGGCGGCGTCCACGTTACCGGGGCATCAATCCCGGTCAACGACATCACCCGGTCCCAGACAGGCTGGCAGAACTGCTGAATCAGTACCTGCCAGCGGAACTGGTCAATCATGCGGCGAAACTCGAGCAAGCCGGCCCGGATCGAGGAGTAGTTCGTCTGTGAGAGATCCCCAGTTAACACCTCGTAGGGCACACCCAAGCCCGCCGCGATGGCGCGCAATTGATGCCGCACATACTCCGGGTAACCAGACGATGGCTGCGGTGTGGCGAAGCGCACATCCTCACTGTCGCTGAGATAGGCGATCATCCCCGGCTCGAAACTCTCGATGCGCTGCCCGCTGCCGGCATCCGTGCGCGATACGCCCAACGTGCGTCCAGGGTCCCCGCCGACAACAAAGGCCGCAAAACAGGCCTCGATCTTCTTGCGGACCAGCTCTGCTTCCTCGTAATCGTCCAGATCGCGCATCCGCATGATGACCGGAGCGAGCCACGGCACGCCACGCTCCTGCCCGGGGCGGTCCTTGCGGTAGACGTGCAAGACTTCGCTGGCCGGCACGAGTTTGCTGGTCGGCAGAGTTGCTCCGACCAGCGTCGAGACCTCTCCCGGATGTCTATCGAACAGCCAGTAACCGATACGTCGCCCGACTAAGTCGAATTGAATGCCCTGGATCATATATCCGGTCCCGGTCAGGCCGGTCTTCGTCGAGTCCAGATAGTCAGGCTCCAGCACTTGGAGTTGCAGCGGCGGCCAGATTCCATCCTCCTGACGCCGCGGCCGAAAGCGCACCAGGCATTCGCCACTTTCAACGACTGTTCTCGCGACCAGGGCTTGGAGGCCGTACCAGTCATACACTCCGTCCGCATCGCACTGTTCGATCCATCCACGCCATAGAGCGGCCGCCTCCCGCTGCTGGGTGCGCGCCACAATGCCAGTGCCCACTGCGTTCTGCGCAATTGCCGCCACCGCCCGGGCAGCGACGGGATTGTTGCGCACCAGATCGCGCGAACGGGCCCGGAGCCGTGCCGCGGCTCCGGCTATCTCCACATTGGGACCCGTGTCAGAGGCCAGCCATCCGGCTGTCCGCCTAGTCATGCGTGCCGCCTCATAAGCGAACCGCTCAGCGGCTACCATGCTCATGCGTGCATGCAGACGCCGACTCGCCCGGGCGGGATCGAACCAGCCGATGATGCGGTCGAGCCAGTTGGCCCTCATCCCTTGGTGAACTCCGCGTAGCTGACCGAGCGCTGCGCCTGCTGCAAGCGCGCAATTTCGGCGTCAATCGCAGCCAGCGCCCGCGCCTGGTCCGAATACTGGACGCTACGTTCGCCGAATTGCACACGCAGGATGCCGATCGTCCTCAGGATCTCTTCCCGCTTGGATAGCAGTTCGTCGAGCGTCATCTCAGCCATCCCTTGATCGGAGGCAGCCAGCCGGTCTGCGGTCTCGCCGGCTCCGTCGTTTGGGTCCGTGCCAGCAACGCGATGCGATCAGCTTCCCGATCAATCAGCACCCCATGCTGCGCCAGCCCAAAGGTCGCCGCGTAGGCGTATACCGCGCAGTCCAACGCCTCCGCCCGCCTTCCCTTTCTGCGTTCCCAGGTCCTATGTGGG